TCGTATTGGTACCAGTACCGGTTCCTTGAATGAATGCAAGATCACCGGCAGCTACACCTGTAAAGCCTCCGGCACTAAGAGATACATCAGAAATACCTATGACTGAGAAATCTGTACAAAAGACCAGACTCTGACTATTACCCGTTGCTGCGATGATCGTGGATCCTACTCCTGCGCCTACAATATTAGGATAAGTCCCTCCTATCCACGGATGCGCTGAAGTAAATGGAGGGAACGTGCCTGCACCGACACTTATCGTCGGTTGTATCCTAGACATATCGATATACGTGTATATATAATTTAAACAACCTTCAATAGTAAGAAAGGCACTAGCATCTGTATTGGCTAGTCCTGTCCTATTTGTATCTCCAGTAGCCGTTGCGCGAACATAATAAGTAGTAGCTGCTATCAGTCTAATACGAAGGGGATCACTTGTAGTAAGAACAATACCATACCCATCTAGACTGGCAGGTTTACCTGAAATAAGAGCCCAGTCAAAAGATCCTACGCCATCAAACTCTTCAAGATCTACTAGTCGCACCGGTTCGTTATCTGTGAGTGGTGCTCCTAGATTTATAATTCTATTAGAATTCATGTCAAGATGGGACTCCATCTCATTGGGTGAAGTCCCATCTCTTGACAATGTATTCTCTAAGGCCTCTTCAATGGCCGCACTATTTTCATTGATAGTAGCAACAGTACTAACCTCGTTCTGGAGATTAGCTAAGTCGCTGAGTGTTAGTTTAGCCATTGATTAAGATCCTTAAGCCTTAACAATCCAATAGTTAAAGATCAACGTACCGTTAAGAGCGTTAGTTGGTTCGTTGTTATTAACAGTTACAGTTAAGGTATTGGTAGTAGTAGCAGCTCGAAAGTTATGATTCATTCTCGTATTGGTACCAGTACCGGTTCCTTGAATGAATGCAAGATCACCGGCAGCTACACCTGTAAGTGTAATCACAAATGCTTGTGACGCACCTGCAGCTGTAGTAAGGGCTTCTGTCGTAATGACACCTGCATACTTAGTTACAGTTACAGCGTGAGATGTTAGAGAAGCTGGAGCTGAATCTAAGTTAAGGGTAAAACCTGCAGTGAAAGTGGGATTAGCACTAAATGTAGCCACACCACTAAAGTTAGGTGTTCCTGCAATCGTAGTGGGTGTAACCGTAGTTGTATTCACTGCCGTACTAGTAAGAGTAGTGATAGTTGCAGAAGTGATGGTAGCAATTTCTTTAGATGCTCCCAGTACGATAGCCTTAGAGGCCGTAGCTGTACCTGCAGTTACACCATCAAGAACAGTTAGTTCAGAACCAGCAAGTACTGTACCTGCTTGGCCTGGCTTAGTAGCACCAACTGCAATCGAGTTACAGATGATGTCGAGTCCGCCAAACTCAACGATTTTACTTTTAGTAGACATGGGATTTTCCTCCTAGTTGAAAAGGGTGGGCAACCCCTCCGGTCACCCACCCAATCCCATTATTGAATTGGCGTCGAAATGGTAGTTACACCATTGCGCCAGTAGATACGAAGCGTACCAGTACCTGCAGTGGAAGCCGCACCGGCCTCAAAAGCGATAGTTAGAACACTGTCGTATGTAGCGTCAAGAGGCTGAGCACCCAAGAGCACACCGGAGTACGTGCCACCCGGAAGGATGACAGTCGTCTCACCAGCAAGATCTCTTGCGGCCAGAATCAAGGCGTCTACAAGACCATCGGCATCGATGATCGTGGTAAAGTCGGAGCGCCTGACGGTGCCGATAGAAAACGACGTGTCAGTAGCCCAGGCAGTACCGGTAACAAACTCGATCTTCTCCACGACTGCTGTGTTAGGCAACACAACCTCGTAAGAAAGGATCCAGGGATTCGTGGCTGAGGTACCAAGAGCCTGCATCGTGTAGTCAATATCGAACTCAGTCCAATGGGTCGAAGAGAGTTGATTGTACTCTCCACCATTACCCTTAAGAACAAGTTCTTTAGGAAACTTCACGCGAAGGCCATCGGCATTGACCCAACCAGTATTCGTATTAGCAACAGCCATATTATCCTCCTATTGCTTAGACGTACACTTGGTCAGTGTCGGTTACGACAACACCCACAGCTTCTGGCCTGAAAAGCTTCATGCCATAGCGACAGGTAGTGACGTACTCCTCGCGTTGCAGATCCTTATTGAACTCACTCTGCACCATCGGTGACTGACGGATAGAGCCAATAAAGGGACTAGTAGCGGACGAGAAGAAGACGTTGTTAACACCAGCAGCGGCGGTAACACCATCAATAGCTTCAGAGGCCGTGTTCGTCTTGATATACTGCGACACGTACACATCCCATCCAAAGATGTTCTTGATGAAGCGCATACCGGTCGTTAGACCATTAGCGACTACACCTTCCCAATGAATGTTGTTGGACATGTTGACAAAGTTCGGCAGAGTCGTAAGCTCGTACTCAACCGACGGATGGACCACTGCAATCATCGAAGTGAGAGGCACGTTCGCCATCTGGAGAGCGTACTTCATCTTCTGGAAATCCTCAAGAGCAATACGCTCGTTGAGACCCGAACCGATGATACGATGCTTTGCACCGTTAATCGTATTCGAGTTTGCAGCAGTTTGAGCATTAGGCGCGAGAGCCAGAATATCACCCTCGATGATGCGCTTAATAGCGAGATCCTGCTTAGGTACGAACATACGCTCGACCTGAGCCATCACATAGCTATCCTGACGCATCTTCTGCGTGACATACGTAGCAGACGCCAAGTACTTATCGATGGTAAAGGTAAAGTTACCAGTATCCATCGCAGTGTACCTAACCGCCTCACCCTCAGCGAAGTCTTGAGCTTCCATCTGGCCAATGCTCGGAATATTGAGCGTATCGCCATCCGGGAAGTCCGTGATCCAGTTCATCCACTGGTTCGCGAAGAGCTCTGCCTCAAATACTTCTTTGAGGTTCGAGCTCCAAAGATTCGAACGGATAAGGTGGTCGGTATTGGTGGTCATGAAACCAGCCATTGAATTATACCTTCCTAGTTAAAGAAGCTTTCCCCTAGCTTTTTGGCCTGTGCCATTTGTTCAGCTACGAATGTCGAATCTCCTGCGAGTTTCGGGTTCTTACGTAGCTTATCTTGGTAGTACCTGTTGTTCTTCTCAGTATTAGTATTCATTGCGTTAGTGTTTATTCGAGAGGCGGGAGGAGCGAAGGACTGATCCTGTGTTCCTTGAGCCTGAGGAATAACCATTCGTAAAAGGGCTTTGGGCTTGGTGGCAGCCAGGTATTCAATCTCCTGCTGTGTCATATCCAAGTCTGGAGCCATCTTAGCGAGCTTTTGGACCCAATCGGTTCCTAGAGCATTGGCCAATTCACGCTTTGCGTACTGTACATTCGAAGCATGGAGAGCTTCTTGTTGTTTACGAGTGAGTTTCTCATCAAGCATTTCGCTGATGCGATCCTCGGTGATTGTAGTGCCTTCATCTCGTTCGTTCGTATCCGGGTCTGGATTAGAGCTACTTGCCGATTGCACTCGATGGCTTTCAAGCCTATCGAGAAGATCTTGGTAGTTGAGTCGACTATCTACTTCCTTTCGGAGATTAGCATTTTCCCCTTCAATCGTGGGGATATGCTTGTCTGCATGTAGAGCTTTATTCAAGAGTCCATCAACATCGATGGTACCATCCTCTTTCGTAAACTTGGCTTTAACAGTGTCAAGTGTAGGCTCTACAGACTGGTCTTTACCGTCAAACAGGGTCATGCTGATACTAGTCCTTTTATTCTACGTGCTAGGCGTCTTTGCCCATTAGTGTACGCTTGCTTAATTACCCAATTAGGATCTGCTGGATCACAATCGTCTGCATTAAGATCCTGCAGTAGTATGTTTAGAAATAATAGAGTAGTTGTGTCTCTACACCATGCCTGCACCTGGAGGAGGCGCTGCTTCTTGGCCTCCGGGTCCTTCAGGTCCAGGTCCTTGTACCATTGTGTTTGCAGAATTGATGTCGTAGTCATTACCCATACCACTCGGAGTTGTTGCCGCCATCTGCGACTGTTCGTTCGCTACTTGACTCATCATCTGCATCTCAGACTGTTCAGAGATACGGATATACGGACTTACAATCTCTTGCTCTTCAATATCTAAGAGTCTTTCAAACATACGGGCTATCTTCTGCCCACTAAAGTGAACTAGGACCAATGGATCCTGACCAACAGCAGAACCGAAGAAAGCGTTAAGATCCTGTACCAATTGCGACTGCTCTGCAAAGTGTCGAGCAGCCATTGGCTTGATTCTTCCGTTGCCCGTAATGTCTTCTGGAGTAAGAGTCTTGAAATCGGCTACTTTAAATTCACTATCAAAGATACGAATGACGCTATCATCCATATACCTTCGAGACAACTCTAACATACCATTGTAGATAGGCTCTGCAAAGTTACGTTCGTACTGTGAAGTCTTATTCTGAAAGATACGACTAGCTGCATTCTCTAGTCTCTGCACTTCATACTTGGTTTTCTCTCCAGGGGTTCGAAAGCCCATTGCTTCTTTCGGAGAGCCCGCCATCTCTTCCATCTTTTGTTCCAAGACAGCAATTTCCGTATTTGCTTGGAGGACTCCGGGGTCCGGCGCCAGGAGTTCGACATCACCATCATCTCCGATAAAGATCTTCTCACCAGGGGACCAATCAAAATCTTGTACGTAACCTTTTACTTTGAAGACAGGATATCTAGTTAAATCCCAGCAGTCTGCCTTCATATTCTCGATGTGATCTATTCTATACTGAAGCCCAACCAAGTTATCCAAGGGACCCATCGCCCAGAGATTATCAGGCCTAATGCGCCAACCGACATGATAAATAGGAGCGGTGCCAAAGAAAGACGGATTATCTTCTTGAGAAAGGATCTTGTGTCTATCGATGACTTTGACAATTTGATTCCTTTCAAATGTATCTTTCTCTTGATTGTAGATATCACCATAGAAGGTGAGAATCTCAACGTTGTTGGATTCGAGGTAGTTTCTGAAACTTGTGAATCCGGCAATGTCGTAGATGACATCTTTGGTAATTGTTTCGCCTGGATACGCCCTGGCATTTTTCCGGATTTCCATGAGGTAGTCATATAGTTCTTGAGTTTCTTTCCTATTTCTGTTGGTGACGCGGTCGAGAAGCTCTTTGACTTCTCCAATTGATATAATACTTCTGACAATCTTGGGTGCCTCAGCAAACGTAATTGCAGTGGGGTCAAAGACGATATCCATCGGATTAATTCGTCTGATTCTTGGTCCAACATACGAGACTGCAGCTTTTGCGTCAGATTCTCTAGATCGCTTGTCATGCCACTCTGGGATTGCGAAACAGTTTCCATAATCTATATAATCCAATACTAGTTTTGACATCTCTGCGTAGAACTCGGGACGATCAACGACCCAAGTCATATAAGCTTCAATAGCTTTAGATTTAGCTTCGTCTACTTTGCTACTTCCTTCCCAGATGATGTTCTTATTCTTGGGAAACATCGTTGCCATGTAGTTGGCAAAAAGATTATCACGTATCTGGCAAAGCTTAGGAATAGTAGTTTTATTAGACCAAGGTAACATAGAGTTCGAGGTCTTGGTTGTGTCTGTTGCGAAGACATACCTCTGAATCTCCTCTTTGTCTTTCATCCAGAGCTGACGCTGGTTATTCCAACTAGTCCATTGATCAGATATACGACAGGCCAAATCGTCTGTCGTTAGATATGTTTCAAGATCGAGAGTAGTCCCACTCATTTTAGACTATGCCTCCGAAGCGAGGGTGCGCCATTTCATGGCTACGTTTAGCAATCATTTTGTTTTTCTCGACAAGCGCCCTAAACGAAGGAGGCTGGGCAATCTCAACACAAGATGACAAGGCATCTTTGATATCATCGTGAGCAGGTCTTTGCTGGACGAGTTCTTCTTCCAGAAGTGAACAGTTACCGCCCGAGTAGTGCCACATTTGTCTATTCTGATACCGGGGTTGAAGGACATTTCCCATCCACTCTTCTTTGTTCTTCATTGGACGATGTTCGTCAATAGAGAGACCTAAGCCATGTACGCGAATGTAATTTTCTTTAAGATCTTTGACAATAACTTCTTGAGCTGCTGTTACCT